CGTTTCGATATAATCAGTTCGAAGAGTTGGAAAAACTAATTAAAAAAGAAAATATAATAGTAATATATAAAATGTTGGAAAATACATTTGTCGAGCTTCCTGTTGAACAAGTTCCTAAGAAAAAAAAGGAATCAAAAAGATGTGAACATAATAGACCCAAAAAAATTTGTAAAGAATGCGGAGGAAGCCAAATATGCGAACATAATAGAATAAGAAGTTATTGTGTACCGTGTGGTGGTGGAGGAATATGTGAACACAAAAAAGTAAGATCTAAATGTGTAGATTGTAAAGGAGGATCTATATGTGAACATGGAAAGGTAAAGTTTACATGTAAAGAATGTGGAGGATCATCTATATGTGAACATAATAAACAAAAACGATATTGTGTTGAATGTGGAGGATCATCCATATGTGAACATAATGTAATAAAGTCATTTTGTATTAGATGTAAAGGAACTCAAATATGTGAACATAATAAAATAAAAACACGTTGCAAAGATTGTGGTGGAAAATCTTATTGTGAACATGATAAATTAAGATCAACATGCAAAATATGTAAAGGTGGTTCTATTTGTGAACATAATAGAATAAAAAGTCAATGTATTGAATGCGGTGGTAGTCAAATATGTGAACATAAAAAGATAAGATCAATTTGTATTGAATGCGGTGGTAGTCAAATATGTGAACATAAAAAGATAAGATCAATTTGTATTGATTGTAAAGGTGGGGCTATATGTGAACATAATAAAGTAAGAACCAAATGTATAGAATGCGGAGGAGGCTGTATATGTGAACATAAAAAAATAAGATCATCATGTTTATTATGTAGTAAGTGTAGATTATGTGAACACGGTAATGATAAATCATACTGTAAGTTATGTGGAAACGGTTCGCGATTGTGTAAAACTTATTTATGTACAACTAAAAAAAATCCAAAATATGACGGATATTGTACACCGTGTTATGTAAATAATCCTGAAAATATTGATAAACCTAATGTTCGTAATTACAAAACAAAAGAAAAAGAAGTTGTAAATAAAATCAAAGAGAAATATCCAGATTTTACTTGGATCCATGATAAAATAGTACAAGACGGTTGTTCACGTAGAAGACCAGATCTATTATGTGATTTTGGATCACAAATAATTATCGTTGAAATAGATGAAAATAAACATGATAATTATGATTGTTCGTGTGAAAATAAAAGACTTATGGAGATTTCTCAGGATCTAAATCATCGTCCAATAGTATTTATTCGTTTCAATCCAGATGGTTATACAGATCAAGAAGGAAATCTTATAAAGTCATGTTGGAAACTAAATAAAACAGGAACAATGCAAATAATGAGATCAAAACAAAAAGAATGGAATAGTAGAATACAAATATTATTAGATCAGATACAATATTGGATAGATAATCAGACAGATAAAACTGTAGAAATTGTCGAATTATTTTATTAAATTCCAACCTTATTTTTTTAATGAATATTGCGCGTAATATTCATTAAACAATCATCTTTACAAAATCTATAAAAAACGCAAAATATTTTCAACACTTTCTAAAGCGCCCTCTACCCATCCTTGATTTCTACTTATCATTTCACCAACAATGAATATATTTGGTGTATTTGCGCGCGGACTTTCTCCGTCCGGCATACCTCGAATGAATTGTACTTTTTCTATAAAATCATTCCTTGGAATATTTATTTTTTCAGATGGTGCGAAATAGTGTGTTCCAATATCCCAATAAAAGCTTACAATATCATCCATCACTAATTTTTCATCTAATTCAAATGTCTTCTCTAATATTTTACACATTTTAGTTTTGTCATCTTTATATTTTTTCAGTTTCATAGCATCTTCATTATCTGAATATGCAATCATAAATATACTCTTTTTATCGGTTGACGACATTGGAATAATTTTATGTAGTGGACCAGGTACAATTATTGTGTGAGGTATTAGTTTATCCAATATTTTTTTCGATTCACCCGAAAAGCTTCCATAAGTCCGTAAAAATGGTTGTCCGTGTATAATATTCAATAGATTCTCATTATTTATTTTTGGAACTAGATTTTTCGGGATTATTTTTTTTACCGTGTTTATATTTGTAGCTATTATTATTCGTTTTGTCAAAAACGGAAGAGAACCATTATTATTTGTGTAAATAGACCATAATTTTTCTACCTTATTATCATTATCTTTCCACGTCCGAATATTTGTAACTGTTTGATTATTTACAATGCTTGTTTTACATGCTTCTTTCAACGATTTTATTAGTTGATTCCACGGAATATATAATACACTCCATGTTTCGTAGTTATCATCAAAACCATAATCATAAATAACGTCCTCTACCGCTGCTTTTTCATAGTCTGTATATCCTGCACAAATTTTGAACATATTATATTTTTCCATTCCTATATGTTTTACAGCAAATTCTTTGAATGTCTGATTTGGTTGAGGATTGTTTTTGTATATTTCCGACAATTTTTTAAAAATATTCTTCACTTCACATAGGTGATTTATTTTATCGGAAAATATAGTTTTATGTTTTGATTCGGTTATTTCTATATTCAGTTCTTTTAACAATTTCAATAACAGTTTATCCTTTTTTTTCCTACCTACACCAGCACCTGTGGGAACTATTGTTTCTGAAAATTTTGCTGAGAATGCTCTTCCACCAATATAATCTTCCGATTCTAAAATCAGCATTTTGTGATTTTTATCCATTTTCATTATTTTGTATGCGGTATAAAGTCCTGATATTCCTGCACCTATGATAATAGTATCATATATTACCATATATATAGTCAATACAAATAAAATTGAATAAAATGTCCGGCATCCCTTTGTAAATTTATCATCACTTGAAAATGAAACTAATAACACGTTATATAGATGCAATAAAAGAAAATATTGAATTTTATGTAGGTGAAAATGCACAGGATAATTTTGACATCATTGACACATCTCAACCAGATGATATATGGTTTCACATAAGTAATATATCATCTTGTCATGTAGTCGCTAAAATACCACCAAATCATAAATTGAATAAAAAACAATTACATAAAATCATTATTCAGGGAGCCGAATTATGCAAACAAAACTCTAGAATGAAATCACAAACAGATGTATCCGTCACATATACAAAAATAAAAAACGTAAATAAAACACACATTATTGGCAGTGTAATGCTAATCGAATATAAAACTATTCGTATTTAATAAGTTATAGATCTTGTTGAGCATGATCCATCAAAATACATACATTATGATGCATTATTTTGAGATCCTCTTTTTTATCACTATCCTTTACATGTTTCAATTTTTGCTCAATCGCCATTTTCAATCGTCTAACGGAATTCAAATAAGTCGTAGTTTTATCGGTCATACCACGACTTTTGGCAAGAATCATCCATCCTAGCTCTTCAAACATATGTTTATACCAATGATGGATTCCGTGGAAAGTAGCATCACAACATTCGCCTATGATATGTTGCATAGGGTGATGATGTGTTTCATGATGTTTTTTCATGGTTTTGCGTGAAGATTTGGGCATTATATATTTTTCTGAGATTATTATATAAAATATAAGGAATGGAAAAAAAGAGAAGATGGTCGCTAAAATACAAAAAAAGCATCAATTGTAAAAAACCAAAAGGATTTTCACAAAAACAGTACTGTAAATATGGAAGAAATAAAACTCATAGAAAAACTAAAATTCGGGCTCATGCTTCTTAAATAAACACCCCTGTTTTACCAAATTCGGAATATTTGCAATAACATCAGGATCCTGTAATTCTGAAGTATCCATCCAAATCTTAATAATACAAAAATTTTTTTTAGGAGAAATTGCTATTCCATTCACATGTTTATTATGTTTGAGATCAGTACATAGAGTTTCCCCACAAAGACTATAAAACATTGCACGCCATACATCGGGTACAAATTTATTCGTAATTTTATAAGAAAAACATCCACCATTACGATTGCGCGGGTCTTCCCACATAGGCGTAATTCCTTTTCTCATTACAAAGAGCATACAGTTTTTTACAATATTATCATTCAACGATTCATTCAAAGTCACCACCTTTTCCGCAGTATCAACAGAATCCATGATTATTGTATAACTCGATAAATCCCAATTATTATTGTGTGGTAAATGGTAATATAAATTCCATTTATCATCCAAGTAATGTTCAGAGTTGGGTACACTCAATGTATTCATAAGTAATTACGCCCGTAGATTATTATTAGAAAAAACTTTTATATTATTTTACAAACTTCATATTGATTATTCTTTGTAATATGGATATATTCATTGTATCCCATTTTGATCTTCTTTAAATTCATATCATACAAAGTTATTTTATAATATTTATTAAAACGATAAGGTTTAGATTGATATTCTAAACACCGTTTTATAAAGAGTGGAGAAAATAATTGATTGTTTTCCAGATACATACCACGATCCACTTCTAGATTGATAGAGTCTTTCATGCCTGGACACCAGTAACTTATATCAAGAAATACGTTCCTTCCTTTGACGATTTGTGAATTTTTGTTTGTTTTTTGTAGAAAAATAGGATTCGTCGAGTTCATAGATGCAAATTTATTTTTTGAAATCGTTGGGTATAAAATTCTTACGTGATAGTTGTGAGATTCATTTTTAATAATAGCCAAACATTCATTCACCTCTTTTTCATTTATATCATTTGCCAATTCCTCGAAAGAATTCATAATTTCTTCTTTATCACAATCACTAATATCATAATAAAATTCATGATATTTATTGTCAGATAATTTACATATTTGAATCCATTCTGTATAAATTGGTTCTATTCGAAAATCGAATAAGATTTTACAATAATATTTTTTTAGAAAAAATGCGATATCCAAAATATATTTTATAACCATGCTATCTCCTGGATTCTTCCAAAAATCGTTCCATTTTACTATGATTTGACTGTATGAGAATAATAGAAATATTGCCAGATTCTTGATAGAGGAAAAAAAGTTCTCAATAATCATGTTGAGAAGGTGATAAACATAAATATGATTATATATTTATGTTTATTTTCAAGAAAATAAATGTAATTATATGAAAAATGAATTTAAGTGGAGCGATACTAACAGGGTATTATTATTCGTCAACAGTAATACCTACTATTAAATCTGCTTCTTTTGCACCATTAACTGCACTGAAGAGTGTTACTATTACAAATATTGCAATATCAAATGGTAATAATTATAGTATTTTACGTAATGGAACAGTAATCGCCTCTAAATTAATTACATCTTCTTATACAGATATTACGATGACCGGTGACAATACACAATATACATATACAATTGTACCTTATTATAATAGTACCCCTGGAACACCATTTTTACCAACTGGTGGTAGCGGGAATGGTGCGATTTATACATTAGCGAATCCATCTAATCTTAGCCTTACACGTAATGATGCAAATGGTAGTGCAACTTCAGTCAATATTTCTTGGGTAAGAAATGCAAATAATTATGCTAGTTTAGTTGTTCAAGATTCTAATAGTAATGCATTAACTACAATTACATATTCTTCTGGGTCTACAAATTATACTATTAGTAGTCTTTCACCAAACACCATTTATTCCTACAAAGTATACGTAGTAAACGGAGATGGTGTCGGTAATAATTTATCTTTATGTTTGGCTACTGTAAATACATGTACATGGGCAACTATAAATACATTTATTTTTATAAATACAGCAATGTCAACAACCACGATATCTTGTGGTGGTACATTTAATGGTGTAAATATTAGCTATACACCTAACAATGGTTTATGTACTCCTGCGAGTGGAACCAATATTAATACTGCAAATTCCATAACACAAGTATATGATAAATTATTCCCAGGAACTACATATATTTTTAATATTTCTCCCATAAATCAATATAGTTATACTTCATCAAATTATGCGAGTAATTCAGTAACAACATCAAGTGCAATATCAATATCAGGATATTCTAGTTTACAGAATCTTGGAAATTATACTGTTGTTACTATTACAGGAAATACTACTATAACTCCAACTAGAAATTATTCCACAAATGTACTATTAATTGGAGGAGGAGGAGCTGGTGGAGGATCATTAACTAAATATTATGAACCAGGTGGTGGTGGTGGTGCAGGTGCCATTATAAAAGGAACTATATCATTCGTATACAATACAACATACACTATTACAATTGGTGATGGTGGAATAGCTGTAAATAATGCGGTTGTTCCAGGAGGAAATAGTATTATTAGCGCAAATGGTTTTACAACACTTACTGCAAAAGGTGGTGGTGGTGGTGGATATCAAACATCGAGTGGTGGTGCTGGTGGTAGTGGAGGAGGTGCAGGAGGTAAGGGAGTACTTAATGGTGGTACATCACAATTACCTGTTTCAGGATTTACTGTTTATGCAAATAAAGGAGGTAACTCCGCATCAACACCATCCCCAACATCAATAACTATGTCCGGAGGTGGAGGTGGTGCTAGTTCTGCAGGGTATACCACTTCAACAAAATATCTTGGTGCAAATGGTGGTGATGGTTTCAAATATCTTCTAGATGATGGTACTAATATGGGTTATTTTGCAGATGGTGGAGGAGGAGGTGCATCTAGTACAGGTGGTGGTAGTGATGGAGCAGGTAATACTACAGGTGGAGTTGGTGGTTCTGGTAAAACAGGAGGAACTGGTGGATATCATAATAATTATAACCCAGTGAATGGAGGTAATGCATCACCTAATACAGGTAGTGGTGGAGGTGGTGGTTGTGGAGGTACTACAATCAATAATGTAAGTCAAATGGCAATTGGTGGTAATGGTGGAAGTGGAATATGTATATTTTCATTTTTACCACCCGATGCTATAAAACCTGCAATTTGTCTAAATTTTGATAACAATACATATGATACTGGGTTATTAGGTGTAACAGTATACTCTTATGGATCAGGTATTAGCTTTACCACAAATTGTGTAAGAGGTACTAATGCAATCGCCTTTTCCGGTAATAATATATCAAATAATGCAAGTAAATCTAATTTATCTTTCACAGCAAGTTTGAATTTTCCTTATACAGTTTGTGTATGGCTTAATATGACATCTGCACCAACTGGAAATAATAGTTGGATAGATATGGTAACTCCAAATAATACAGTATTTAGTACTTATAATTCATCACTAAATAGAATTGGTACTTTCACTGGTGGAATTCCATTTTTTCAATCTCCTTCTGATGTTAATTATAATACATGGTACCATTATGCTTATGTTATTAATTCGGTGAATAGTGCAAGTACATATATTAATGGTCAACTTGTCAAAACAGATTCTGTTGTACCTAATTTTAGTTCTAGTTCTCCACAAAATATTACATTTGAATTAGGATGGGCTAGAACCCAAGCTACTATGTATAATAATCCTGGGTTTGAGGGTTATATGGATCAATTCCTTGTCTACAATTATGCACTAAACGGACAGCAGATTTCCGATTTATATAACAATAATATAACTGTTTTTTAGAAACTTGCTTATTTAGTTACAATTCGTTGGATTGCTTGATCTAGTGCATTTCTCCATATTGATGTTTCATTCCAATGATCATTCTCTTCTGTATAACAGTTTATTATATAATTATGGAACACTAGATCAAAACGTTGATTTAATATACTTTTGGGATTACAACTGTTTACAAAATATACATTGGTTTTACCATAATATCTGTGTAAGAGCCATTTCAGTTTGATAACATCATTCACATTATATCTACATAATACTATAAGCGGTGCTGGATTTTGCATAATCGATAAAAAACGTATAATGCGACGATTGTATTTTTCTAACACTTTTTCGTGATAATCTTGCCAATTTTCTACTATCTGGGGGTCATCTGATGTGGTCAATGGATAATCGTGTGGAAATTCAAAACCATAATTATCAATTAAATTTTTTTTATTATAATTGAAATAAAGACCTTTATGATAATTCGCAAAATTGTCATGAAAACATTTTTCTAAGCTTTTTACGTTCGAAATGACCCAATCAAATGGTAATGCATGTTCTCTTAATTGCATTGCTCTTAATGCAGCGGCTGGACTACAATCATATCCTAATGTAATAATATTATAAGGTTTGTTATTGTTATCGATGATATTGTAAAAATTATCTGTATTTACATATTGTTCTGCATTTGAAAAGGACATAGGTAATGGTACAATAACCGAATTGTAAATAGTTCGACCTGTGACATTTTTCACGATTCTTCTTATAATTCTTCTTCTCATAGTTTATCTAATGAAATATAATAATAATTTTTTATATTATTATATTTATTTTGTCAGCTCATACATTAGAGTCGAATCATTCTAAATATCTAACGAAATAGTGTTTCTAGCAGATCCGTTTCTACGACGATTGGATCTCTTTGGCAAAGTTGTATTTTGCAGGTCTTTAAGAGAACTAATAGAAATCATAGAATCATCCTCCATATTCATATGTATAGTAGTATTTACATCGGTGGATTCTACATTACTAGATATATGCGAAGGTGGTGGGGGAGGAGTAGGTGGGTCGTGAATGTTGACAGTTCGTGTTTTCAATCCGGATAAAATATTATCAATATCGGATGTTTGTGGACCTCTCATCTCCGGACGATGTAGTGGTGGCTGTTGTGGAGGTTGTGAAGGTGGTGGAGGGCGCAAGGATCTAGGTTGTTCTTCTACATTTATAAATCCACTATTGATTTCCGTACCCTGCTCTCGAAACATTGCACCACGTCCGACATTAATATCCGGACGATTTGCTGGAGTTTCTGTAAATATCATATTTCCTGGTCTAGGCGGTGGCGGTTGATTCTTCGTTTCCACCGGAGCGGGTGGTGGTGGTCCTCTTGGACGATTCATCTGTTCCTGCATCAAATTATTCGCCATTGCAAATCCAGGAGAATTCTGACTCATACTACTTACCGTTGCATTTGTAAACATCCTCATTAATTCGGGACTTTGTTTGATAACATCATTAAATGCGGGGGTTGCGCTCGAAAGCGCCTTGTTAGAAAAATTCAAAACTGCTGCACTAAAACCGACACGTAACAACAGTGATATTTCCGGTGCCATTTTACCACCCTTATACTTTTCGTAAAGTTCTCCAAAAATTTCTTCATAACTATCAATATCTTCATTTACTTGTTCTCCCCATCCGTCTAAATTTAGATCAAATGGATTAAAAACAGCGTTTGCATATTCGAGTGAATTGATAAATGTCATAAACCACCACCCCTGCAATTTAATACTATCTTTTTTGCGTTTATCTTCTAGTGCCGTCTCATATTCGTCTTCAACCTCCTCATAAGCAGAATCCATATTGAAATGAGAACTATTCTTAATTAGACCTTTTTCATACCATTCCTCCAATTTTTTAATCATCATTCTCTTTTTACGACGTCTCTCGCGTTCGGACATTTTTGTATTTGAAATATTTGATGAAACGGGGATTTCATTTATCTTCGTAAAACCATCCCAGGTTTTTGTATTACCTGCACTTTCTCTAGTTGCTTGACCTAAATTTGAATCATTAGGAAGTTCATCTACGGTTACTGGGGGAGCATCCATGGAAGATGGTTCTGACATAAAACCACTTCCAAAAATGCTACTAGTAATACCACTCAAGGTTTTTGTATTTGAGGACCCTCCTCCTCCCGAAAGTTCATTCAATTCATTTTCTAGACTATCTAGTTCTCCTAAATTCAAATTCATTGTACTCGAAGATCGTTTTTTGTCATTCATTAATAATTCAATACCAGAACCGAAATTGACACTGGGTTTAGAATCATTCAAATCGATATTTATGGGTTCAAGATCATTCAATCCAATGTCAATTACTTCCATTTTATAGATATGATATTTATACAATATTTATTTTTAAATCATCCGCATAACTAATTATATTTTTATGTTTCATATACCAGAGACCTTGTAAAAAACAATCGGCTAAATCATCCTTCTTTTTTGTCTCCATTCTATCTTTCCATTCGTGAAACATTGTATCATTATTTTGAAGTATTTGAGAACAATATTGAATACCAGATTTTTTGTGTTCTTTATATTTTTCAGATGCATTCTTTTTATCTTCCTTATTAGGTTCTTTTGAATCAGAAAGTTTTATAGTGTTTTTGAGAACTAGAAATTGTTTTAATTTATTCACAGAAGACGCAAATTCAATAGATACATTCTCAATATGATCAATGTAATATTGTGTCAACATTCCTTGAATTGTCTTCATTCTAGTTGCGATAGGTGATATTTGGTTCTCAATAATAACATGTGTAATTGTCTTTGTTATTGGATTTTCATCTAATAGTTTCTTCATACGTTTTCCAATAACAATAAGATCTGCATCTCCACAATTTTCACTCTTTTTCTGTACTATGGGTTGAAAACATTGTTTCTCATAAAATGCTGCAATTTTATCGACCATTTCCTCTTTTTTCATAAAACCTTTTTTATCCGGTTCATTAACAAAAAGAAATAGAGAACGTCCTAATTGTTCTAGTTCTCCCACCTTTAATTTTTTTAAATGTATTTTTGTGTGTTTTTTTGTGGGGATAATATAATTCCCCTTTTTGGCGTGTTTTTCACAAAAATATTGATCATTTTTTTGATATTTTGCTATTTTTGTGCATTTACAACTTGGCAATTTTTTTGTTTTTCCTGCAATCATTTGAGAACATTGATGTTGCTGCGTTTCATTGTTCTCTAATAAACTAATAATATTCCAATCTATGATGGATATTTTTTTATCATTGGATAATTCAAAAATACAATATGCTAAATTTTTGATTCCTATATCATAACTTATAAGTCGCATTACTATGATAAGATATGATATTTTTATGTTTTTTTCGTTGCCAAATACATAAAATCACAATTACTCAAGGAAATGATATTATAGTTTAATTCGTTCTCCAAAAAGAAAAATAAATTGTCATTTAATTCTTGAGAATCCGTATTTGCTTCAAACAATATGGGAGGAAAGTCATTAGATATCAGTGTTTTTTTCGCACCAATGAGAACATTTAATTCGTTATATTCTACATCCATTTTAATAAATTTGATAGGAATATCTTTACGAACTATGATTTTATCTGCCATTGTGTTCTCTGTTTCATCGTAAAATATAGAATCTAATGTTCTTACTACAATCTCTTCTTCTCTTAATACATCACATCCATTGATTTCATATAAACTAGAACCTCCTCCATCATTACTTCGTATTTTTAATTTATTAATTCCTGTCTGTGTTGGAGAACCTAACGCACATGGAATACAATAAATATTTTCTATATTGGAAAGTGCTACTCCACCACAAAGTGCATTATATGTCATTCTTTGAGGTTCAAATGCATATACGGTATGACAATACTCCGCCAAACTAATTGCATATGTTCCCGTATGGGCCCCAATATCCAGAAAAATACCGTCTTTGGAACAAAATTCTTTACACCATTCAATCATATATTTTTCGTATAATCCATTTCTACAATAATATATAAGATTCGTTTTTGGGAGAACATATATCAGTGGATTATGAAAAGTATAAAATTGTTCATCTTCTCTATTCGAAATATCTGTATTACGGTTTTTTGTAAATAAAATATAATTTGTTGACATAATTGAGTATATAGGTTATTGTTGGATGTTTTTATATATTTTCAAAATGATGAAATAATTATGAATGTGTAAAATTGAATAATTTTATCTGGCAAAAAATGAAAACATAATCAGTAACCATGGGCAACATTATATCGAGACGTTCATTCAATAATCATCATCAAATATTACCAAACATTGATGTAGATATATCGAACAATGTGGATTGCGGAACAATTCATGTACCGACGGAAATAAAGAATAAATTCAAACCATTGGAGAACAAAAATTATGTATCATCCTCATATTACACAGAAAAACCAATTACACCACAGGATTATATACGTGCAAACGAATCATGGAGACTAATTGTTGATAATAAAGGTCAAAAATTCCTAACTATAAGAAAAAAACAAGGTAATAAATACAATAATTATTGCGTTGTATGGTTTTACGAAATATTATATGATTATTTATTTTATCTTTTGCCAGACGTAAAGGTTTTATTTCCTCATGATATTGATAAACAAGGCCGTATGTTAGTATCTATGATCAATCTTATTTTAGAAAGTTTCTATAATCATTCTCTCATCAATAAAATAAAAGATCTCACTATTAGACATATAAATTATGGTGTAAAACTATATCATTTCTATATCATGGGTGAGGTTTTATTATATACTCTCAATGAAGTATTAGGAGAAGAATTCACTGAAGAATGTTTCGTTGCATGGAAAAAAATATATTCGTCGATGTTGAGAATCATTATTCCTATTTATCATAATAAAGAAGAAAATTATGTTCTGGGGAAAATACATCAAATACATGAGAAAATACCAAGCAATATTGTAGTAAGTAATAAATTGTCGTCTATAAGCGTGGAAAAGTAATCATTCTTATAAAATTTTACGCATTATTAAACACTAAAAATTTTATTTTTTATGGTATGGACGATTATGGGTGTTGTTGCTGTTGTAGAAGTTCTGCTTGAGTAATTACAGGTGCAATTTTACGTGCATTTAATTGTTCTCTCGACAAATAAATTTGTTTCAGATCACTATCTTCATAACCTTTCGGTTTCGAATTATCTAATATAGACGAGAACATTTTGGGTGTAATATATTGTTCTTTTATGGCATTGGATTGTATACTAGGAATATCAATCGGGCGTTTAAAATATCCGGCATCATTACATGCCTCGCGAAAATTGTATTCTAAAATCTCTTTGGAATGTTTTGTTAAATACTGGCGATAGTCCCAATTTGTTCTGATGTTATTGCTTTCTATCAAATTGGCATTCTCAGTAGATTCTGGTTGCCATGAACCAACTATTGCGCGTCCATCGCTCATCAATGGAGGAAATTCTGGATATTTATTATTCGTAGCATATCCTAAAGCGGATCTAGGAACAGTTTCTTTTATTATTGGATATGCACAGTCTAATCTTTCATATGTATTTGAGAACATTTATTTCAATATATATACATTAAAGAGCTATTTATTCCATAAAACTGGCTTCTAATATTTTCAATAATTCATTTTTTTTTAATTTACTTGGATCACTGCATAAACCCTTTGTGATGACCATCTTCTTCAACTCTTGTACAGACATTTTATTGTAGACTTCTTTGGCATCTTCCTTTGCAGCTTCTTGTAAAGATAAATTATTGACTATATCTTCCGTAATATCATTTACAATTTCATCGATATTATTCTCTACCTTCTCCAAAATTATTTTGTTCCCCTCATCTATTACTAAATCCTCCAAGGCTGGTTCTAACAACGTTTCATCCGCGTCCTCTACATCATCCAAATTTATGTCATCTACTTTTATGGTATCTTTTATCTCCATATTTACGATTTTTATTTTAGGTTGATCATCATCATCCTCCTTCATAATAACATCCGAATTAACCGTTTCGTCATCATCCTCGCTATCACAATCATTGTCATAAGACGTTTCGGAATCATCATCGGAAACAACAATTTTATCATTTTCACCGCTTTTTATATCGAGATCCATTTCCATAACATCATTTTGAGAACAAACTACTTCGGGATCTGTTTTAGATACAGCTGGTGGTTGAGGTATAAATCCCTGATTGTATGAAAACATTTGCATCTTTTTCACCATATTTATTTCTTGTACCATATTGTTGATTATTTCAAACATTGTATTGCATTTGTTCTCAATTACACTCAAACGCTGTTTAAAATGATTCACCAAAAGAAAAATCAGAATAAACGTAATTGCTAAACTTAGAAAGAAAACCGTTTCTAATAGATTAAATACTCCCATTATTTTATGTATTTTACTATACTTTCATAGAATAATAATTTCCCAAAAAAGAACGCATACTTATAAAAAAAATAACCTATTCACATTATATACTATAGTTTAAATGGATTCATCATCGTCACCAAATTTAAATTTTCAAACATCTTCCTCCAATAATAAAAATATGATCATTGGGTTATTAGTGTTTTTATTAATTCTTTCTTTTTTAGGAATAAATCTATTGATGATTTTCGGTAATTTTTTACAGTCTCTTGTCAATACATTTGGCCCCATAGTAAAAGGCTTCTTAGCATTATTGGGATTTACTGCAGGAACTGTTTTAAATAAAACATCAGACGTTGTTGGAGATACAGCAAAATTAGGTATAGATTTAGCAGAAGGTGCTGTACATGACGTTGGAGATTTGTTAATTCAACCGTCTAAAAACGTGTCACCCCCTTTTCTAGATCTAGCTATTAACAAATCACCTATTATTTTACCCGAAATTAAACCAGACGATACATCGAGTGTTATTCAAAATTCTATTACTTCAAATAAGACAAAATGGTGTTTAGTTGGTGAATATCAGGGGCGACGTGGTTGTATTGAAATAGGTGAAAACGATACATGCCTCTCGGGACAAATATATCCTGATAGATTAAAATGTATAAATCCTGCTTTATGTATGGAAAATACGTGTAAATAAATAAATAAAGAAAATAAATAAAATAGAATTATAATATTACTATTGAATATTATAATTTGTACAATATATGTCTGAAAACATTTTATATGTTATTGCTCTTGAGAACAATAAGTATTTTTTGCATTTATCACCACCTATTTATGAAGATTATTTATTGAAAGAATGTATTATTATGTATGATTTTGTGAAAAATAATCGGCCCTGTTATATTGAATCCAAAATCGATCTGGATAATACATCTGATGAAATAAATGATATTGTTCTCAAAATAAATTATTATGTAAAATATTATATGAAAAAGTATGGTGTCAACAATGTTCGTGGTGGTATCTATACAGATGAAACTTTACCAGACTATTTATTACAATCTTTGTATACGGAACTAAATATAACAATAGAAGATTATGAAAAAAATATAGAGATCATCGAAAATGTTCTCCAAACTTATCAAAATAAACAATTCGATTTGAATGAAAAAAGGGATCTTGAAAATCAATTATCAAAATATAATAGTATAAAAGACATATTGAATGTGATTGATATTCAAGGTCATGAGGACACTATAAAGAATGATATGGAATGGTTAGAATCTACTATGGAATATATTTATTATAATTTCCAAAATATATATGAAGGTTCAAATAATATATGGTCTAAATGCATCAAAACCAATATTATTTCAAAAGACGAAAAGGAGAGATATAGATCTATTTTGAAAAAAATAAATAAATTTGTAGAGATTTATTTTTTATTGATATCTGCACTAGAGAACCAAAGCAAACATCACCCATATATACAAAATTATTTACATAAGAAATTATCCTATTATAAAAAAGAGGATTTTGATATGGTATATATGAAACATCCTAATTACATTTTGGACTTTTTCTTTTTACATCCTCAATTTATGTCAAGTAAAGACAGTTTCAAGACGCTTTCAGATAAATTTATGCAAAATATCACAACTATTGTTTATACAATCATCAATATTGCCGAAGAATTGAATTTCGATATTAGTTTTTATCCTCCTGAATTCGAGAAAAAGATCCAATATACCTTAGAATATTATAATCTTTATTTGGATGAACTTGATAAATCACTTTGTGAAAGATAATGCGAATTTTTGAGAACAAGAGACGAATTATACGAAAAATTATCTATGGAAGATTTGTAACGGCACTAATCGCGTTATATGTTCGGAGTGTTTCATTTCAAATTTTCAATCATCTAAAAGAAATGGACGAAAAAAACAATTATTATGAAGCAGTAACACTTATACCTAATTGATTTGGCACAGGAATATTGTTCCATGGATATACAATTGTATTATTACTAATTGTTGTGGTGTTTGTAGAATTTGCAATTATATGATATTCTGTATTTTGTATAGTAATATCATAATACAAACTTTGATTGTTTGTAGGAAATTTCAATCCTGTAGTATTTATTTGTAAAAAGAAATCATATACATATCCTGGTTCCGTATATAATTGTATATTGGAAATAGTAATATAACCACCATATATTTGAGCGGTATAGGAATCATATGTTGATGTTGGCGGAGAAACAAACAATACATCATATTGAAGTGGATAATAATTATCTACTAAGTAAAATCCATTCGTTTTTTTCAATTGCATGGTATTATAACTAGAAATAGTAATAACTGGGTCTGATGAAAATGTTATACTATTGTCTGCATACTTTACATCAAAGAGTATGGAATTCATACCTAATACCAAATCCGGAAAATAAGACGGATAATGTATAGGATCGGTGATTGCATTTGTAGAAATATTTGTTCCTGTAACATAGAGCGAAAAGGGGATTTGTAATGTAAATGTATAAAATGGTCTATCTATTTTATCTGTGATTAGAAGCGATAATATATTACTAGGTGTTCCACTAGTTAGAATAATATCATTTGTTGGATTATATAACCACAATTTCGTCTGTGTATTATATGTATCTTTGCTATAAGAATTTGTATTTGTTGCGTAATTGTAAAGAGGGACAGATTCATCGTCATATAAATAGGCAACCGGTCCAGGAACATCACTAGAAGTTGTTGGTGTTGGAATTAAGTTGTCTAAAGGACATGTATTTAAAATATTATTTTGTATTATATTATAACTATAATACCCAATTTTTCCAACAACTTGATATGCATTTGTATTAATAATACGATTCCCATATTCATCTGTTGTATATTGACTTATTTCCACCAACTCAATTGTGTCAGGATATTTTGCGCTTATCGTTTGAAAATTATTTTGATAATCAATAATAGTATATGTAATTGTGGGGAATCCGCCCTTTTGTTGATTTGAGTAACCATTTACCAATTGTGTCCATTTCCCTACTTTTGTACCACTGAAATTGCTACTATTTTTTTTATATTTCAATACTTCTGCTTTTCTTCTCATATCTAATTGTTCCTTTGTATATTGACCATTATATGGCGACACGATTTCATTACGTGGTGGCGGAATATTATATAACAACTGTTTTGTACGTTGTCTACAAATCGAATTTAATGAAAAAACTAAATTCTGGGCCATTATATATTTTGATAGAGAGAACATTATATTCCAAAACCGGTATACCAACTTTGTGAGAGATATTTAAATCCACCCTTTGTTGTATTCGTAGATTTAGATGCCGAGGTATTTGGTCCCCACATTACAATATTATTTATTTCAATCACATTCAATGCTCTATCAAAATATCTTAAATTTGATAAATTTCCACTAAATCCCGAATTTTGACATACCATGACATTACTATAATTTTGTTTGGGAACATAATCTAATACCTGACGTTCAGCAATTACACCATTTACATATACATCGAGCATTGTATTTTCCATACGAATTACAATATTTATCCATTTCTTCAAAGGAATATTGGGAATATCAATGACCGCATCAGATGGAGGATTTACAGGACCAGTTGTATTCATTACGATACGTAATGAATTCTGTGTAGTACCATTACCGGGGCCAATATATAATCCAGGACCATTATTTAATGTAGCAATACCAGTTGTTTGATCATAATTATTTTCACCCTTATTGAAAACATGTTGGAATTTTGTGGTACTGTTGTTTATATCTGTAATATAGAGCCATACTGACCATGTAAATTCTAAACCGTATTTTTGATTATTGGATCGTAGTAATGTGACCGCGGATTTTTGTATAGGATTTTGTGATATTACTTGACTGTCATTTCCGGAAATCATCCCTTTAATCAAATAAGGGGAATTACTCGGATCTGTAAAATATCCAATAATATTTATACCTAAACCCAATAGGATAACAAACATGATAATAACAAATATTACGAATGCAAATTTGGCAACAATTGTATTTGATGTTAAAAATTGCTGAGAAGCACCCACTCCAGCAGTCGCTTGTTGGGAGAAGGTATTTAATGATGTATTTACATTTGATTTCATTTCATTATATCCTTGACCTATAGATTGAGCTGTATTTCCTACATATTCTGTTACATTTTTTACATAACCTGGTAATTGTATATTTTGAGCTTGTCCTGTAGGTTGTGCAATATTCATTATTTATAATATAATATAGATTCGTATATTATATTATTTTATTTTATATGTAGTGTTAGTTGCACCTCACTAAGTTTCTATTCTATTGAAGATTTGTATCAGGACATGTGATGTCATATATCTAATGGTCTAAAAAATCTTATAGGAAGACGAAACAATATTGTTTTGTTTAAGTTGTAATTCAACTCCATAAAGATTCGTCAAACCCAACATCCCTCCTTGTCCATTTCCTGCTAAATAATAACTCCATGCGGTACCTGGGTCCATAGCAACAGTCCATCTATAAAAATTAGTAACAAATGCATTGAATGGCGAAAAACTAATAGCGGGTATACCACTTGTCGTACCATTAAACAATGCATTTGCTGTATTTGCATTTCCTAAAAATACTTGAGGATTGTTTGATGGAACTGCAGGGAAAGTAGATCCAGCAGCATTTGATAATTTTGCAGATTTAATTAATTTTCCGTCTAAATAAACATCCAAGAATTGATTGTCTAAACTAACAATAATATATACCCATTTTTGTAGAGGGAAATTATTTGTAATAATAATAGAGGAAGATGTATTATCAGACATCTTTACATCCACACACAAACTTGGTTGATTTTGTAATAAATAGACGTTTAATGAATTTTGTACACTAAATATAACTTTATTTGTTCCTTGATCCCAATTATTTACGTAAACCCATATACCATAAGCATATTGAGTATTTGTTGGACTACTTATACTTGTAATAACGGGTTGTTGTATTTTTAAATCTGTCAAACCTGATTTTACCGTAGTCGCAGTAGCTTGAAAATATTTATATAAAACAAATACTAAAATGACTATGACAATACCTAATATTATTGCAACAGCACTCATTATATAAATTATTTATATAATATAATTATAATATTTCTAGAGAACGTTTCTTTATTGCTAAACAGAGAGACAAAATTACAATAAAAAAATACACATTATTGTTATATTTTACATGTAACAATATCACAATATTATTTTTACCATTCTTCCTCTTCTAATTCCAGCGATTGAATCTGTTGTTTCAAGTCTTTAAAACGATCTTCCTCTTTTTTTTCAACAGGTGTAGCAATTCTATCCTCTTCCTCTTTTTCAAATGAGAAAGAGGAAAAACGACAACTATTATGATGATTTAAAATATCCTGTAAACGGAGAACTTCTTTGGAAGTATCTCCCTTGCACTGTTTAAAATGATTCGTGTATATGCACTTATGTTGGTGATATTGCATGATGAAGTTGTAAAGTTCTCGTCCTTTTACCGATTTTAAGTTAGGTCCATAGTCACTTACTGCACTAAAACAGCTGGAAGTATCTTTGATTGCTTTCTGAAAACGACCCTGTAAAATAGTAGAAATATCTTTTATTTTTCTATCTGCACAAATGATAGCAAGTTCAGATCGAATCACATCCATACATTGATTATCGATGTTAGCATGTTTCTGGTATAATGTTTCAAACTGTTGTAATTCTTGGTCGAGTTTCTTTTTCAATTCTTCCACTTGAGGAATTGTAAGATTCTTAATGTTTCTGGTAAGTGCCTTGTTATCACTTGTACATTTGTATGTTAAATATTCCCTGGGAAGATTATTTAACATACTGTTCATCTCGGAAAATGCAGTCGTAGCAATCATTGTTCTTAGTCAATAAATGGTTGGTTCAATGGATGCTTCTTGATCTTTTTGTGGAATTTTTGTTCAATTTTATTTGTTTTTTCTATAAAATATTACGCATGATTAATGATAAAAATTTTATAGAAATTTCTATATTTTTATTTTGGTGGTTCTTGTGGTGGAGGAGGAGGTGGCCGTTGAAATTGTTGTAATCTGACTTGTTCGTCTTGTTCATTTACGAGAATTTCCTTGATAGGCCTTTCTGCATCACTTACATTGACCAATCTATAAAAAACTTTACAATTATTACAATTTTTACATCTATATAATGTTAGTGGATGATCTGCCAAAGTACCATCATCATTTGTGATAAAATTCATTACTTTTGATCGACTCACGGATACATCAATATGTGTAAATATGTCATATCCACATACTTCACAGTTGATTATTTTATTTTTACTTGCATATATAATGTTATATCCTGGAGTACTTTTTCTTTGTACAATGCCCGTTTTCCAACTAAAGAAATCGGATAGAGCTCCACCTTCTTTCTTTTGTTTCTTTACAGTTTTATTTTTACGGGTAGATTTCATTATATAATATTTGTAGATTATTTTGCAATTTTTGTGAATAAATTTCCAAACTAATATGGAGGATTCTTTAACATCAACATATTGTAGTGCGTAGATATTTCTATCACAGAAAGATTCTTAGGATAATAAATAACATTACATATAGCGCCATCTAAACCATTATTTTGTCCTATCGTAATAAAATCTACAGGTAAATAACTAGGTGGATTTCCCCTGTAATAATAGGTATATTCTAACTTACCATTTACGAATAAATCCGCCTGTATGGATGTAAAATTCACCGTAATATTATTCCATTTTTGTCCTGGCATCGTAAAATCATAATATCCAATCGGTGTTCTCGCATTTGAAAAATAAATACGATATTTATCCACCCCAGATTTACCGAAATTATTAGAATCCGACGAAATATCATTAAAATAAGTTATTCTAGGTTTTCCATCGCCATAATTGAATATCTCTGATTCCGAAGCATATCCCACATTATTTCCTGCCTGAGGATTCAAATAAACCCACATAGAAAATGCATAATTCTGGTTATATAGTGGTTCATCATTACTACCTTTGTCGTTTACAATTCCTCGTTTTCCTCGTAAAAATTTGGGGGTCTTATTTAATTCTCCATTCCCGATCGTTTGTTTATGATCTAAAAATGCACTCTTCTCTAATAATACTATGTTCTCACTTCTATTAAAAAACTTAATCATACTCGGCAAATAGAAATATAATAGTACGAATGCCACTTCCAAAACTAATAATATATAAATCAATTTATCCGTTGCATTAAATTCATTCAAAATATATTTGATGAAATCGATAAACAAACAAGGAATATAAAAAATGAAATAGACCATAAAACCAAACCATCCTGTCAATGTTTTCAAATAATTATTTAATATATAAAATATTGTCGCCAATCCAGTAATAATTATAGATATTGTAATAACAATCATCGCATAATTGATGATATTATTGGTTGCCGCAGTTGTCTTAGAATAAAAATAAATCATGGCAACAAAAAAGAGTGCAATCATACCCATGACAAGCATTGAAAAAGAAGAACTTTGTTTTGCAGAATATGGCATAACATAATACAATATCAGTATCAGTGGGATCCCAACACCTAGTAAATATGTAAATGTATTACTATTAAATACAGAGGGATCAAACATCGCATAATACACAATCGCAATAATCGCGAAAATCACCAAATATAACATACTATATTTATAAAATAATTTGGATTCTTCTGGATTCTTCATCAAATCCGCGAATTGTTGTGAGAATGTCGGCCCTTGTGAAGATCCCGTGAAAATACCTTGAATACTATTTACCAGTGATATTAATAGCCATAATATAATAGAAAATGCAAATATAATAAAGAATTGCGGTATTTTATGTACCAATGCTTCAAATATTCCACCTAGTATTTCAGGTGTAGTTTTATCACCGAAGATATTTCCTGTGAAAAAAGAGAACAATAAATGTAGTACTGTAAAGATCAAAAGAATCAATATTGCAACAAAAGATTGTCCTTCCGATGTATTTGTATCTAAAATTTTATGAGGAGATATCTTATTTATAATAGAAATAATAATCAAGTATATTATTACAAAAGCCGCCTCATATTGATATATTTTCACTGCACCTCCTGAGGATTGTGGTTTATACCTATTTAAATATAAATAAACTGTATGAAGAACGGAGATTATAATGAGAACCAAAAATACTAGAAACACAATACCTTCTGGGGAGTCTTTATCTAATATTTTATTTGGCTTCCTATCATTTATAATGACAATACTAATAACTAATAATACTATTTCCACACCATTATAAAGAAAATCGATGGAATTTTTATTTTTAATATTGAGCATATTTGGTATTGTATTTAAAACGTTAACCATAAAAGATGTAATAGGTTTGATAGATTGTAGCAAATCAATTGCAGAATTCGTAAGCTCATTACTTGTTGTAACACTATTTAATTGTAATTGTAATGACATATTTTGAAGGTGATTAGTTTCTTATTATATTAGTATATTTCTTTTTACAAGTTCTCAATGGTTGTCTTTTTTCCATGACATTCGCGACATAAAGCAACTAAATTATCTATATGATTACTGCCACCATATTCCAAACGTATTTTGTGGTCTACTTCAAACCATGCATTTAATTGTTTTTGACAATCCCCACATTTCCAATTTTGACTTGATGCTACATATTTTTTCTTGGTTTCACTGACAGACCGTTTTGTCGCCTTTTTCCCTGAATTTAATAAGCGATTTTCTGCAACTGTATGATTATTATTTGGCATTGGTATAACAGGATAATTATACTGATCCTCTGTGAAATTCTGTCTACTAGTAAAGTCTAATATAGGAGATATCATATTCGATGTATTACGATCAATGGGTAGGTATTTTATATAATCATTTGTTGTCGATAGAATTTGTTGGGCTCGTAATGGATTCTTCTTCAACAATAAATATAACATGAGTGCACCGAATGCGATACCCATCATTTTATAGTATTTTTTATAGCTCGTTAATTGTTTTAAATATTTACCATCTGTATATGTGTTTGCAATTAATATTCCTGCTATTAAAAATATAACCAATTCTA